GTGGGGTCATCTTAGATCTGAGAGGGCAACGTGGTGGTCGCATTGGCAAGAAATAACAACATATTTATTACCTAGAAATGGACGTTATTTTGAGCAAGATAGAAACAAAGGCCATAGAAGGCATAACTCTATATACGACAATACTGGTACAAGAGCGTTAAGAACACTTGGTGCTGGCATGATGGCAGGTGCAACATCCCCTGCAAGACCTTGGTTTAGACTAGCTACTGCTGATCCAGATCTTAATAAGTTTCCACCTGTCAAATTATGGTTAGCTGGTGTTACTGAACGTATGCAATTAGTGTTTACTAAATCCAATACATACCGAACATTACATGGAATATATGAAGAACTAGGAGCATTTGGAACGGCAGGGTCAATTATTTTACCTGATGAAAAAAAAGCAATACATCATTACCCAATAACTTGTGGAGAATACGCAATTGCACAAGATTATCAAGGTAGAGTTAACACTTTGTACAGAGAATTTCAAAAAACAGTAGGAGAAGTAGTCAGAGAGTTTGGATATAACAAATGTTCAACGTCTGTTAAAAACTTGTACGACAGAGGTTCATTAGATCAGTGGATTACATTGATTCATGCAATAGAACCAAGAGACGATAGAGAAAGGGATTTTAGCAAGAAAGATAATGTCAATATGAGATACAAATCCTGTTATTTTGAACAAGGCGGTGATGGCGAAGATGTACTACGAGAGAGTGGATTTAATGATTTCCCTGTCGTTGTTCCTAGATGGGGAATATCTGGTGGTGATATTTATGGCAATTCACCGGGGATGGAATCGCTAGGTGACATTAAACAGTTACAACACGAACAATTACGCAAGGCACAAGGCATTGATTACCAAACAAAGCCACCATTACAAGTACCTAGCTATTTAAAAAATAGAGATGTAGATAGTTTACCGGGTGGAGTTACGTTTATTGATGGCCAACAAGGCAAGATTGAGACAGCATTCAACGTTAGTCTTAATTTACAGCACTTGTTAATGGACATACAAGACGTAAGACAACGCATAAACAGTAGTTTTTATGCTGATTTGTTTCTTATGTTGGCTAATGCTACTGATACAAGGATGACAGCAACAGAAGTAGCAGAACGTCACGAAGAAAAATTGCTAATGTTAGGGCCAGTATTAGAAAGATTGCACAATGAATTATTAGATCCATTGATTGATAT